GAGCCGAACAGCGAGCGCCAATCGGACCAGCCGAAGGCGTAGCGCTCGGTCGCCTTGTGCTTGAAGTTGCCGGTTTCGAAGTCGCCGTCCTTTTCCAGTGCCAGGGCGCGGCGGTTCTGGACCTTCAGCCCCTCGGGGGCATCGGTCTTGACGAACCAGGCGTCGGCGTCGGTCAGGAACGACCACGTCATGGCGCCTTCGGGCAGCAGACCCATCGAGCGCATGGCGTTGACCGCGTTGTTGGCGGTGTCGTTCTGAAGGGCAGACTTCAAGATACGTTCGGCGTTGAACGCATTGGCCGGCGCGACGATCAGCTTGCGTGGCTTGAGCGAGATGCGCAGGCCGCGAGTGTCGGTCGCGTTCATGATCTGGATGAACAGGTCTTCCAGAGCCGTTTCCGACAGGTCAGCCGCAACGGTCAGCTCGTTGGACTGAGTGCCGTTGGCGGTCGGGTGGTCGGTGGCGACCAGTTCCTTGCCGTCGCCGCCAGCATATGCGGCGGTGAAGGCGCGGTTCAGGACGTTGGCGCCGACAGTTTCCTTCGTGTGCCGCATGGAGCGGCGAAGGGCCTTGACGCGCTTTTCAGCCTGGGCCTTGTACTGGTTGTCCTCCACCGCTTCCTGCGTGACGATAAAGCCGAGGCCGTAGGTCACGTTGGTGTAACGGGTGACATAACCGTTGATGGTCGTGTCGTAGGAGATCGAGCCGCCTTCGGATTTGACCGGGGCCAGGCCGAACCCGGCAAGCTCCTGATCTTCCTCGTAGGCCTTGTCGGACGTGACCGCATCGAACACAGCAGTGTGCTCTTCGGCCTGGTCCTTGTACATGTTGCCCCAGATCGCCTGAAGGCCAGGCCAAAGGAGCTTGGGATGAGTCCCGGTGGTGATGACTGCCATCTCTAGGCTCCTTTCTTAGATGCCGAGGGAACCGTCGCCATTGGCCGTGCGGCCCTGGGCTTCGGTGTGGTTGTTGAGAAGAACTTCGACCTTCGCGTGAGTGATGGTCGTGTCGTTGTCCTCGCGGTTGGCCGCGCGGATGATGATCATCTGGTTCGAAGCGTCAGCCGCCGGCACGTCCGAAGTCGTGTCGAGTTCAGCGCCGGAAAGACCCGTGCTGGTGCTGCCAGAGTGGGTGAAGATGAACACCGCATTGAGGCCCATGGAGGCGGCAGGAACGGCGCCGTCAGCCTGGATTTCAAAGATGATGTCCGGGTCGTCGCACACCCAGGCAACGCGTTCGGTGCTGGCCGGGTTGTAGTTCTTGTTCAGGTCGCTCGGCAGGGCAGTGAAGCCGACGATCACTCCGGTGACCGCATTAGCATCGCCAGCGGTCGCCTTGTTGATTTCGGGCATCGTGCCAATGTTGAACGAACCTGCACCGGGGACCTTGACGGCAGCGGTGTTGGAAGTGCCTGTTTTGACAACCGGGTCGCCAACATAGAGAGCCGTGCCATAGGTCGAGGGAATGAAGTACGGGTTGACCGCCCCGTTATAGGGCGCGCCGGACTTGTGCCGTAGGGGCTTGAGCCCGAACGGGGAATCGATGTTCGCCATGATGGGAACTCCAGTAATGTGGGGGAGAGTGCCGCGTCCCTAGGCGAACGCCTGAGGCTTAGCGGCTGATGGTGTTGCTGCCGCCCGGCGTGTACGCGATATCACCGCGCAGTTCCGGTTCGGCATTCTGGTGGTTGACGCCCCGGCGAATGGACTCGTCCATCGCATCGAGTGGCGCCTGCTTTTCCTTCTGATCAGCCGCGTAGTATTCCTTGCGCTTGCGCATCAGGATTGCGTTGATCGGCTTGCCTGCGTCGGAACCGACATGCTGGGTCGGGATGGTTCCCGGTGAACTGGTGATGTCACCGGCCTTCACCTTGTCCCAATCCTCGCCGTAGAGTTGCTGCACCCTGCCGGGAGTGTCATTGACCCAGCGATATTCGTAGGCGGGGTCAAGCTTGTCCTTGTCGATGTGCAGTTTGAGGCCAGAAATCGACGTGGACCCTGGCTTCTTGCGGCGTTCTGTTCTGATCTCATCCGCCCGTGTCGGGCGCTGTGCCGTATCGCTCATGGTGTGAGCCTTTCTTAGCTGAAGTAGACTTTTGCCCATTCCTCGGTGCTCTTGTAGGTGCCGTCCTTGACAGCTTGCTTCGCCATAGTGAGCGCTTCGGATGGAAGTTTTGCAGTGAGCGTATCTGTGCGGGCCGGCGTCTTTGGATCGCCGCCGCCGTCAACAGGCGCATGGCCATTCGCGCCCGATTTGCCGCCGAACTTGAGCGGGAACCGCTCTTTCATGGCAGCGTCGGTAAGGCGGAGGTTTTCTTCCGCCGTGATGTTGGGTTTTTGCAGCAGGATTCGCTGGCTGATCCCAATGGCCGCCTCCGTCAGGAGGTCGTCCGTCCCAAACCAAGTGTTCTCAGACTTCCATTTGTCCTGAGCGGCTTGGTTCTGCTTACTCTGCTCTTCGTCCGATACCTGAGCGGGCTTTTCCTCAAAATCCTCTACCTTGGGCGCATTGGCCGTATGGTCGGTGATCTGTTTATCAGCGGCCTTGAACGCTTGAAGGTCGCCAGCCGCGACGGCTTCGTCACGCTTGGTCTGGAGGGCTGCAAGGTCGCGGTCGAACTGCGCCTTAGCCGCCTTGATCGTCACCTGTGCGGCCTTGTCGAGACGTTCGAACCGGGTCGCATAGTCGGCGTTGATCTTGTCGATTTCCGCCTTGAGCCGCTTGTTCTCGGCGCGGACGATGGGGAGGATGTTCTCGCCGTCCTCAACAAACTGCTGAGCAGGCTTCCAACGTTCCTTCGGGCCTCGGAACTCGTTCTCCGGAACCCAGCCCATATCCTTGGCTTCGGCGTCGTAGTCTCGTGCGACCGGCTCTGTGACAGTCTCCGGAGACAAAACAACCGCCTCAGGGGCGGTCGTGGTCGGCTCGATTACCGGGGCTTCTCCGCCGGCAATTTCCTCAGTCATGGTCTATTCCTTTGCGTCCTCTGGGAGAGAGATGCGAGCAGGCCGGAACACGGAACGGTTGAGCGCCATGAAACCTTCCTGCATGTGGGTGCGCGCAATGGAGAGCCAACGCTGGTCATAGACCGGCTGACCGTCCTCGCCAGGCACGAAACTGATGGTGTCGATTTTGCGCAGGATGCGCTCTTCGTCGGCCTTGAATTCGTTGACGAGAGCGACTTTCTCTTCGGTCTGGGGAAGATACCCAGAAACCGGCAGGCCCTTATGTTCAGTCATGCGATCATTCCCTCGATTGTGGCTACGATGTCCTTGTCATTGACCAGCAGGTATTCCTGCCCGTCCTTTGCCTTGTGCCGAACGCCGGCATACTTGGCGAAGATCACGCGATCACCGGGGGCCGGCTTCTTGTCATCCCACTCGGCTTCAGTCGCATAGGTGAATGCGAGGTGCGACACGGCAATGATGGTGCCCTCGATGGTCGCGTACTTCTCGCTATCAGTGGTCTGGGTGGCGAGGATGATCCCGCCTTTGGTGACTTCCTCGACCGGCTTCGGCGCGATGAGCACCTTGAACTCGGTTGGGTTGATGCCTGTGGTGTTGGTGAGGGGTGGGAGATTGCGGAAGAACCGCTCCTGAGCCTCGGTGGACTTGGGGGCGGGGCTGACGATATCAACGTCCGTGCTGCCTACGACTTCGCCCTGTTCAATGTCGCGCTTGGCGACGGCCTCAATGATCATTCGTCTTCCTCTTGGATCGTCTCGATAGTGATGTCAGCAAATGCCCCGTAAGCCTCAGAGAGCGCCCTGAGGTACGCTCCCTGCGCCTGCTGGCTGGCCCATTCCGCCGCCGAGCTGGTCGATGACTGGAGCAGGCCCTGGCCCGCCCGCTGTCGGATCAGCTCCGCCTGCTGGGAGTAATGGCTGAGCACTAGCCGGGTCAGCGGCTGCTCCAGCCATGCCTGGAATTCCTCCGGGTCCACCTTCTGGCTGCTGGGCATTCGGTTGCTCCATCTGGTGTTCGGCCTGCACGGTACGCAGGAACATGTCGTAGAGGCTAATCTGCTGCCCCTCCTCCGCCGCTTCGGCATCGGCCACGTTCTTGAGCGACTTGGTGTAAAGCTCGGTGATCTTGGCCATCTGCTCTTGCAGGCCGAGTTTCTTGACCGCCTCCATGAAGGCCACTTCAGCCGGATCGGGCTCGGGTGGCGGCACGATCAGCTTGTCAATGTCCTCAACATCGGCGGCCTCATAGAACCGGCGCAGCGCTTCGGCCTGGTTGACCAGCGGGTTTTCCTTGGACGACTCCAGCACGAGCTGCGCCTTGGCCAGCTTCTGCATCTTGGTCACCGACTGCGGGTCAGATACCGGCAGGATGTCCATGTCCTTGCTGTTGTAGTCGGCCTGCGGGTCAACACTCTGGTCATCGAAGAACGCGACATACTCTTCACGGGTCACGTTCTGGAAATTCAGCCGGCCGATGATCGCCAGTTCGGCGCGCAAGGTCCGGTGGATGCGCTTGTAGATCGAGGTGAAGACCTGAAGGCCCTGTTCGATCAGCGCCAGGGTTGTGCCAACGGCGGCGGTCGATGCGCTATCGCCAGTCAGCACGTCCTTGACCGATGCGACTTCCTTGCCCATTTCGATCAGCAGGCCCAGCAGATTGAACAAAACCGCGCTTGGCTCGGGGAAGTCAATCATCTTGACGGCCTGGTCAATCGGGCCACTGACGTTCACGACGCGCAGTTCGCCGCGCTTGATCGTGATCTTCTTTTCCTTGATGCCCAGCACCGAGGAAATAAGCCCGCCCTGCATGTTGGCCTGATGGCCGGCGTCCATAAGCTGGTTGAGCGTCGAGTTAATCGTCTCGTTTGTAGACCCCAGCAGCCAGCCAAAGCCGAGGGCGTAGAACCCGCCTTCCGGGTTGGGCATGAACTGGTAATGCACGAAATAGTTCTGCCGGCGGATCGATGCGACCCGGCCATCATCAGCAATCGTCACCGTGTCGGCGTCGTAGTTGGCGACGATGCGGACAATCTGCTGAGTGCCCTGGTGGACAGTGACGATGTAGGGCTCGGGATAGCCGTCTTCGTCCAGATCAAGCAGCCGGTGCTGCTCAAGGAACAGGTGCGGCGCGCTATCATCTTGGTCGTCAGCGTCCGTGCTGCCTTCCTTGCGGCCAAGCTCTTGAGCCGGAGTATCGCCCTTTGACACGTTCTCGTAGTCGAACTGGAGGAACCGGCCGGCGCGGATGCGCTCCTCGATCTCGTATGGATAGAGGCGCAGCAGCTCGGTAATGCGCGGCGCGGCCTCAAGGCTCGGGGCGTAGTAGTTCACCACCAGATTGTCAGCCGTCACCAGCCGCGAGACGTTGCGCTTAACGGCCGGATCATACCAGACTTTGCGGAATACGCTGCCGACGATCGGCGCCATGACCAGGATGCGGTCGGTGTCAGCTTCCCACTCCGGCATTTCGTGCAGGAGCTGGTCCGACATGTGTTCGGACACGCGCTCGGCACGGGCGGCCTTGAGCCCCTGAGTATCGCGACCACGCACCTTGCACTTGGCGACCTTGTCGGGTGTCACAATGGCAGGATAGGCGCGGGCATTGAACTGGAGCGCCGCCGTGGTCAGCAGCGGATACTTGACGTTGGACGCCTTCTCAAAGGGGTAGTCCTTCTGCTCTGCCGTGAGCATGGCTAGCTTGAGGGCCTCCCCGATTTTCTCCAGCCAGGGCTTGCGGCTTTCGGCGTCGATCTCGTATTCAGCACAAACCTTGGCCGATATTTCAGCCAGCTTACCCGGCTCGCCGTCCTCAAGCTGCTGCGCAATGTTGGGCAGCGACATGATCTGGGCAAGAATTTGCTCGCCTGACAGACCCTGTGCAACTGACGCGGCTACAGCCTGGTCATCACCTGGCACGTCAACAGGCGCATCTTCGATCAGGATATCATCGGTCATCTAGTATCCTGTCGTGCCGGAGCGGGATTCTTCGGAGTGGTCGTCGTCTTCGAAGGCGAATGGCTCGGTGCAGGCATGCAACATGCCGGTCATGATGAGGTAGCGCAGCGCATCTAGGGCGTGGTCATTCTCTTTGACCGGCTTGCCGTGCTTGTCGCGGCGGTAGAGCTTCAATTCCGCCCGGAGCGAACCCAGGCTCTTGAATACCTTGAGCCTGCCCGATGAGAGGCGCTGATAAACAGCGTGGATTCCAGCCTCGACAGCGTTGTCCGCCGCCACGAGCTGCAAGCCAAGTTTGCGGTACTCATCCATCAGCACCTTGCCGTCACGCTGCCCCGCGCCTTGGCTGGCGGGGTCTATGGCTCCCGGTATCCAATCGCCGCGAGCCTTGATCGCATCAGCATGGATGCTCGGCTCAGCCTGGCCCATGTAATGCTCGGAATAGAGATAGACCGTATCGCTCGACCGATCCCATGCGCCCCAGACAGCAGCGGTGCGGTTCCAGCCAACGTCCATGCCGTAGGCGCGCGGCCAGTAGGCCGGCAATTCAAACGGGTCGCAAAGGTAGCGCTCTTCTTCCACTGGATAGATCGCTCCCGAACCCATGGTGGGGATGCCCTTGGCCCGAGCTTCACGCTCATGCGGAGGCACCGATTCCCACAATTCCGTCTTTTGCTCTTGGGTGAGGTGCGGAACGTCATCCCACGTGGCGACGACGCAAAACCGGCTCAACCCTCTGGCCTCATGTTCGGCAGGAACGCCAAGGCAACCTCAGTCAGTCCCGACAACGGCGTGAAGGTGCAGAGCACAATCCCGTTCGTCGTCATCGTGCGCAGTAGGCATTCCGTGTAAACGTCCATTGGCGGCTCTTCATCGAGCCAGATAACGTCGCGCTCGGTGCCCTGGAACGTCTCGCGTCCATCCGAATAGGCCCGGAACTGCAACAGGCTTTCGCCGCCGCTGATATGCTTGACCGTGGCGATATCGACCGCATTTGGAATGCCGGCCTTGGGCCTCTTCCCTGTGATTAGATCGCCGGGTACCAAGCCAGTCCCGAGGTCATTGAACGGCCCGAGCAGCTTGGTCTGGATAATGTCGCGCGTCGTTACTGCGGTATCGCCAGCGGCTAGAATATTCACCGGCTTGTCGAAGCGTCGGCCCTCCCACCACTCGGGATAGAGACCGGTCAGATGCAACGCGACTTCGTAGCCCCCCGCCCCTTCGGTCTTGCCCACTCGGTTCGCCGCCATGAAGCAGCGCTCACGATGCACAGCGCCGGCCGCGAAGAATTGCAGATGCTTCGGGTAGAGTTCGCGACGAAGCGGGCCGGTTTCCGGGTAGTAGGTGAACAGCCGCCTAGTGCGTTTGCGGCGCTCCAGTTCCTTCGCTATCGCCTTCGCCTGCAACATCACCGACGAGAGCGGCAAGAGTTGCTGCGAGGTCTCGGAGTTCGCTTCTAAGCTCATCGTCGCTCAACCCGTCGAAGTTGTTGATATTGACGTTGAGGTCCTTCGGAACGATGGATGCGATCACCTTCAGATACTGGTCCGGCTTTTCGGTGCGGACCTTGATGATGGCTTCCTTGCCATGATCCTTGAAATCAGCCTGAAGCGCTTCGATGAACTCTTCGCCCAGCTTGTTGCGTGAACCGGCAGGTCTGCCTTTGGGATTGCCTGACTGACCAGGCTGGAACTTGGTTTCACCCTGTTTCTCGCCTGTTTTATCAGACATAGCGCAAATCCATTCCTACTGACCCCACTGCGGCTTGAAACACTTGTTGCGCGTGGAGCATCTAATTCGCGGGCAAACGATAGTTTCGTTCTAAGCTACAGCGGCAACCAGTGATCCCGAACCCGCACAAACACCTTGCCGTCAGGGTGCTCAACAGTCGGAGCGCCCAGCCAAACCGCAATCCGGCGAATGATCGATGCCATTACAGCCTCCTGTTAGTGGGTGGGTTAGAAGGGACGGATATCGCCAGAGGCAACGCCGCCAGTCTGGGTCACACCGTGAGTGTAGATGATGGCGGTATCGGCGGTGAGCAGGGTGTTCTCCCCGGCGCTCGTAACATCTACATCCACGAGGCGGATTTCAGCGGTGTTGTCCCCGCGAATGACCGAAGCGGTGAACCCTGAGCCATCGTTTAGGTCGAAGGATGCAGAGCCGCCGAACATGGCGAGGCGACTGTCATTGATGAACCGAACCAAGCCGGCGCGGCCATAGGCATAGCCCTGGTTGTCGAAATCGGCCTGCACGGTTTTGAAATGGCCGGTGATGGCATTGTTGCTGGTGGACGCGCCGCGTCCAAAGTCTGCGCCGCTACAGCGTTCAGTGAGAACCTGCACCAGGCGCAGCCCATCGTCTGGACGGGTATGGTTCAGGCCGTCCTTGCTGGAGCTGGAGAAATCGCAGTCGAGGAACGCGAACAGGCCCGTACTGGTACCCTCGATCAGGCAGCAATCGCGCGGGATCGCGTCGGAGCCGGAATAACGGAACGTGCAGTTCTCAGCGATGACAACGCTGGACGCGGCGTTGAGGATGCTGAAACAGCCGCCCGCTCCACCGCCACCCTCGATGTCGAAGCCCGTGAGGCGAACGCTGGTGGAGGTGCGCAGTCCGTTGGTGGTGAGGTAGGCGCGCGTATTGGCATTGGTGACGGCGCCGCCGCGATTGACGTAGAGGTCACTGGCAACCTGCGCCCAGCTATTGGCAGTT